TTAGCCTATCGCACCTATACCCCTGATTTTATTTTAGATAATGGCATAATAATAGAAACTAAAGGTAGATTTTTAGCAGTTGATAGACGGAAGCATTTAGCAATAAAAAAACAACATCCTAATTTAGATATAAGATTTGTATTTACAAGTAGTAATAGTAAGTTAAGCAAAGGTGCTAAATCAACTTATGCTCAATGGTGTAATAAATATAAATTTAGATACTATGATAGAATTATACCGGAAGATTGGTTAAAAGAAAAAGGTAAGAATACACATCCCGAATTTATTAAATTTACAGGAAACAAAGTTAGGAGAAAGTAATAATGAAGAAGTTTGGAAATAGTGACACTGTGTTACCAGAAGATTTTTTTATACGAATAAATCCACATTTAAATAGTGAAGGAAAATGGAATGGTGGTATAGAATTAAATATAGTACCTAACCCACAAAATCCATTAGATGATGATGACTACTATCAAGTTGAGCACATCTGTAAGATGCTTTGTGCAACTCTAAACTTCTTAGAGGTAGAGCCTTCTTTTCGTGATAAAATAAATAACTATGTTGTTAATACAATTGACAAAGAAGATAAAGAGTCCTATAAAGATACTAGTAAAAAGGTTGAATATAAAGATAATATTATTAATGTAGCCTTTGATAAAGTTAGTAAATGAGACATATGGAGTATATGAAGATGATGCAAGAAAAACATGATATGGTTAATAGTCCTAGTCATTATAATGAATCAGGAATTGAATGTATTGATGCCTTACAAGCTATGTTAGGTAAAGATTTTGATGCTTATCTTCAAGGAAACATTGCTAAGTATCTATGGAGATATAGATATAAAAATGGTATAGAAGACTTAAAGAAAGCACAATGGTATCTTAATAAACTAATAGAGGTTTACGATGGCAATAAGAGTTAGAATAGCATGTTCAATTGTAGTTGACCCTGAAGAATATCCCGTTCCTACTGATGGGGATGTTACGGAGGACTTTGAAGAATATGTAAAGGAATTTTTTTATGATATTGATGGAACAGAAATAACAAGTTTAAAAGTAAAAATGGAGAAATAAATGATTAATAACTATCTGCCCAATGATTATCAAAATTTCATTGCTTTATCTAGGTATGCAAGATGGAAAGAAGATGACCAACGTAGAGAGAATTGGGGAGAGACTGTAGACAGATATTTTGATTACATGACTACTCATCTTAAGAAGAATCATCAATATACTATGACTAAAGCTTTAACTACTATGCTAAAAGAACAAATCATATCATTAGGTATTATGCCTAGTATGAGAGCTTTGATGACATCTGGACCTGCATTAGATAGATGCCATGTAGGTGGTTATAATTGTAGCTATATACCTGTTGATAGTCCTCGTTCTTTTGATGAATGTATGTACATACTTATGTGTGGTACAGGAGTTGGATTCTCCGTTGAAAGAGAAAATATATGTAAGCTTCCTATTGTTAATGAACATTTTGAGAACAGCACTACGGTCATACACGTTGGAGATAGCAGACCGGGTTGGTCTAAAGCATTACGTGAATTAATTGCTATGCTTTATGCAGGACAAATACCTACATGGGATGTGTCAGAAGTAAGACCAGCAGGTGCAAGACTTAAAACATTTGGTGGAAGAGCATCAGGACCTTCACCATTAATTGAGTTGTTTCAGTTCTGCATTGATAAGTTTAAAGTTGCAAAAGGTAGACAACTATTCCCTATAGAATGTCACGATATTATGTGTAAGATAGGTGAAGTAGTTGTAGTAGGGGGAGTAAGACGTTCTGCTCTTATCTCATTATCTAATTTAAATGATGACCAAATGAGACATGCCAAGTCTGGTCAATGGTGGGAGAATGAAGGACAGAGAGCATTAGCTAATAACTCTGTAGCATTTAAAGGTAAGCCTGAGATGGGCACATTCATGAGAGAATGGCTATCCTTATATGAATCTAAGTCTGGTGAGCGTGGTATCTTTAATAGGAAAGCCGCTAAATCAAAAGCAAAAGAAAATGGTAGGAGGGATGCAGAACATTACTTCGGTTGTAATCCTTGTAGTGAGATAATACTTAGACCATATCAGTTCTGTAACCTTACTGAGGTTGTAGCACGTTCAGTAGATACATTAGATATACTCAAAGAAAAGGTTAGACTAGCTACTATTCTTGGTACATTTCAATCAACTCTTACAAACTTTAAATACTTACGTAAGATATGGAAAGATAATACAGAGGAAGAGAGACTATTAGGAGTTTCCCTAACTGGTATTCTAGATTGTCCTACACTTAACAATGTTTACTACGAATTAGATGATGTACTTGAACAATTAAAAGCAGTAGCAGTAGAAACTAATAAGAAGTTTGCTGAACAATTAGGCATACCACAATCAACTGCTATAACTTGTATCAAGCCTAGTGGTACAGTTAGTCAATTAGTTGACAGTGCTTCAGGTATACATGCTAGACATAGTCAATATTACGTCAGAACTGTACGTGGAGATAACAAAGACCCACTCACACAGTTTATGAAACAAGCAGGTATTCCATCTGAACCTGACGTTATGAAATCTGATAGCACAACAGTATTTAGCTTCCCTATGAAAGCTCCTGAAGGTGCAATAACAAGGACAGATATGTCAGCTATTGAGCAGTTAAAGTTTTGGTTAGTTTATCAAAAACATTGGTGTGAGCACAAACCATCTGTTACTATCTCTGTCAAAGAAGATGAGTGGATGGAAGTAGGAGCATGGGTGTATGAGAACTTTGATGAAGTATCAGGCATATCTTTCCTACCATTTAGCGAGCATACATATCAACAAGCACCTTACCAAGATATAGATGCTGAACAGTATGCAAAGTTAATGGAGACTATGCCTAAGTCTATTGATTGGTCTAAGCTTGGTGACTTTGAAAAAGAAGATACTACTAGTGGTGGAAGGGAGTTAGCTTGTACAGCAGATGCATGTGAAATAGTTGACATCACTTCTACTTGATGGTAGAATCACCTGAAATGTTATGGTGGCAATGGTGGTTAATTTCTGCCATTACCATCAACACTTGCATTAATACTATAGTTTTCTTTAAAGGTAGAAAGCTACACATAAAAGAACTATTACACATTAAACCAAAGAAAGTAGTTAAAAAATGAAAAACCTAGAGCCTTGCGTTGAAGATAGGAAAAAGTTTGATATTGACCTAGAGTACGGAAAGGTTAGGGAACAGCAAGTTGCTGATATGTTACAAGATAAAAAGATAGAAGTAAAAAGTGAAAGGGGAATGTGGCAAAGAACTGGAAACATAGCCATTGAGTATCAAAGTTATGGTAAGCCTAGTGGCATAGATGCTACAGAATCAGATTATTGGTTTCACAATTTGTGTGTAGGAGAAGATACGTTTTGCACATTAGTATTTAATACAGACAGTTTAAAGAAAATAATAAATAATTTAGATTCTAAAAGGTCAGTATCAGGTGGGGATAACAACGCATCTAGAATGTATTTAGTTAATCTACAGAAGTTATTTTCTTCAGATGTCATAAAGGCATTTAAAGGTGATAATGATGTTGAAAATTGAAAAGGAAGCGATAGAGTACATGCAAAATAAAGTAAAAAATGAAGAACTATTAATTGTAGAAGTAATGACTGCTGAACTATACGAATATGCAGCATCACAAACAGCTATATACCCAAAGGAAAAAGCCTTAGAGTATTTAGCTTTAGGATTGACAAGTGAAGCTGGGGAAGTTGCAGGTAAGATAAAGAAAATTATCCGTGATGGAGAAGGTATAGAAGGCTTAGATATGAAGAAGATTGCTATAGCATCTGAAATAGGTGATGTTCTGTGGTACTGTGCATTAATGGCTAAAGAAATAGGTGTGCCACTTAATACTATTATGCAAATGAACTTAGAGAAGTTAAATGATAGAAAAGAAAGAGGTACTTTGCAAGGGTCTGGTGATAATCGTTAGTTTTTAATATCGTCTAGTACACCGTCTTCTTCATTGAGTTCGTCTACAATGTCAACAGATTTAAACTCTATGTTTTTAAGTTTACCTTTGCTTAATGCTTTAGCCATTTTATAAAGTATCTCGTAATCATAATCTTTTATTGACGTAGGCTCTCCTAAAGTTGGGTCTGCATGGTATGTATCCATAGCTATTTTTCTATATATTTTTGGTAGCTTTAAAAACCTAACTCTAGTCATAGGTCTAGTTTTTTGATTATTTTTATTATACACTAAAGTATCTCTAGCTGATTGAACTACAGATTTACGTACACTAACAATCGCTTCCTTTAACCTAACTCTTTTAACTCCTTCTGGCAGACTTTTATATAAGTCGCTTTTAATAAAGGGTTGAACTATGTCAATCATATATTCACCCATGTACCAACCTAATAAACTATCAGCTTCTTGTATGCCAGTTCTTTTCATAACCTCACTCTTGGTTATCTTAAGTCTGTCTAATTCTTTTTCTATTGGTGTTTTCTTTTCAGAATATAATCTACCTGTAGTTTGCCTAGATAGAGGTGTTATTCTTCTAACTAAACCTTTTCTAGTAGGGGATTGGTAAGCTTTAGGTATTTCATATTCTGTTCCATAAGCTTCCTTTAACATTTTTTCTATGCCATAATTTCCCGGAATACGTGCCAATGATTTAGCTATTATTAAGCTACTTAAATCTTCTATATTGTTGTCTCTTATTATTCTCTCATCATCAGGAGCAAGAAAAGTGTTGTATGTATCTTGAAAGGGAGTTAAAGGCATTGTATA